TTCTCTAACTTCACCGGGTGATAATACTCCTTCTGATAAATAAATCATATCAGTCTTAGCTTTAGTGAATGCGTCGTCAACATTAATTTGCCTGAATTTAAACTTTGCCTCTCCATTTTCTAATAAAGGCATTAGTTGTGCGTTCATAGCGGCTTCGACCATTGTTTGTAAATATCTTACATATGGTTCGAAAATAGGTCTTGCTTTGTCTGGGTCTGTCCACATAGTCTTTGGTACTTTCAAAGCCATGTGTATTTTATCCAATAAATCATCTGTATACTTTCCATATTCAAATGCTCGTTGTGTTCCTTGTAGTTCCTTTATAACAATATCATTTCCGTGTATAATATCTTCACCGGGTTCTAATGCGTTAAATGCATCAACTACTTCATTAATTTTATCTGGACCATAGGGCATATCAGGTAAACCACAAGAGATATCAAATCTAGATGTAGCATATTTATTTAATGCTGCACCTATATCTCTTTCTGCAAAGTCTTTTAAATCTACCAAATATAAAATTGGATGTATATCAGATAAGCCATACGCATAATCATCAAATGGGTTATTCTTTAATTCAATTATTTCATCTTCTTCGAATCTTACATTTTCTTTATCATCGCCTACGTCTTGGTAGTAGTACATGATTTGTCCATGTTCGTTTCTTTGAACATACATATTTTGACTGGAACGTAAAACAAGATTATCTCCTGTCCATTCTAAATAACCTGTTCCAAAAATACGTGCGTTACGAATCCAATTGTACATTGTGTTTTCAATATTAATATCTCTAAACATCTCTTCAATTGTTTCTCGTAAGTCGTCATCCTCTGTTACAATATCATAACTATCTTTAACTGCGTAAAAACATGGTAAATCAACTAAACTTCTGACTAAAGGGTCTCCAAGGTATACATTCATGTAAGTACGTGGACTACCTATGTGGTCTTCATACTTTTTGAATTTCATACCATTTTGATTTTCGAGTTTAATTCTTCTAATGATACCCTCACCAAATGAGCGGGGTTCGTCTTCCTTTACTGGTGGATTACTTCCAATGGAAGCAAAGCGCCTTCTAATATTGTCTACGAATGACATGGCTATTTATAACTTACGATTGCCGAGTATATAAAGCTTATGGCAAAATATATATGATTATAGCTTAAAACCGAGTTTATTTAATCTTTTTGAACCTCTACGTGTAGTAAAAAGACCAGTTCCACTATATCCTCTAGCTTTTTCTTTTCTAACTAGAGCACGTGGTTTACTAGAACCTGCACCCGAACTTCCGAATGTACCACCAGATGGTAACATTGATAGTGTAGCATGTATACCTATTACACTACTATCACAAAAATCATCGTGCTTTCCTGAAGGTGCAGCTATCTTTTCTGTTTTATTAGCTACATCCATAGTATATTCTAAATCTATATGTTCTCTTAACCACTTATTGACTAACTTTGACGCATTTTGGTCCAAATTGTCTGGATTAGGAACTCTAACCCTATTTTGTTGTATAAAAGATTGATAGTCTCTGTACGCTTGTGTCTTAGTACCTTTTGGACCACCAGTAAAAACGAACGGTATAAAATGTATAGAAGCATTTATACACGCCATCCTAATGTCTTGCTCAATCGCACCACCAATACCAGTAGCATCAATGACAACACGACTTGCCCCAAGTTGGTGTGCAACGTCCATGATTCTCCTACGTTGATATGGAATGTCGTGGCCGCCAGTTCTAGCATTAATTTCTTCAATATATATAAGCCGTGCAATATTATCCTTTTCTCCCTTTTCCAACTGCCAACCAGTGATAACAGTAGAATTAACTGACTTACCAATGTCAACACCAACAGTAATAGGTAAATTGCTTTTTCCTCCTTCGGCCAATCTTTCGGCAGTAAGAACCTCATAGTCATCACAACACGCTTTAATTTTTTCTGGATTAAATACATTCGCTACACTTTCTACAAATTCACATTCGTACTCTGTCCTCCAGTAGATAGAATCTTCACCCCACTCTATCATTTTCTCTAGCATCTCTTCTTCAGTATAAGGAGCCGAATAGGCATCTCCTTTTTTCACTGCATCACGCCAACTAAAATGCATCCTCGTAAACGTTTCTGCATAGTTATCGTCATAAAGATAACGCCACATATGGTTGTCTTTTGACTTTGGTGTACCTAAATTTATGAACGGGGCCCTATTTGAAACTATCGCTGGTTCTACGTTATCTACAAACAAATTGTCGTCTATCAGTGGACTTTCGTCGACAATACAGAATGTAGGGTGCTGTCCACGAATGGCCTGCCCCTGATTACTTGGCGCTAATGGAGCACGCCTCATTACGGTCCCTCCTTTCATAGTAATGCTTGGTTTATTGTGGAACCTGTAATTATCTACTAAGCTATCTAAAACAGGGCTATCTGCCATGTGTCTATAAACATAATTAAAAATAAGTGCTGCTTGGTCTTCAGATGGAGCTAAAACAAATATTAAGTCTCTAAATCTTTTAAAGAACATATAAATAGTGACAGCGACTGATAGAGCATATGACTTTCCACTACCACGTGGAGCTAATATAGCAACTTTCTTTTGTCGGTCATCACTTCTTAGAGTTAGTGTTTCTACTATTATCTCTTCTTGTAATGGTCTGAGTTTCAGTGGTTGTTGTTTTTGGTCAACTAAGTACGCTGCACAGAACGCACGAACCAATTTTAACATTTTAGTCTTATCGTGTCTAACCCTTTCGAATATATTCTCTAAAGCTCTTGAATCATATGCGCTCTTTCCCGTCAGGGCTTTCTGTAGGTTCTTCATTTCCACTGTCATCTGTTAAATCTCCTAAAAAACTAGCGAAGTCCTCAGTTCTTTGTTCCGCCATAGATGGGACTTCTATATTCAACGCTCGGAACTCAGTATGTATGTCACGAACGATTGAATTTCTTTGGCGCAAGAGCTCTGTTCTGCGGTGTACATCCCGAAGATGTAAAGTAATTTCTTCCCACAGCACGTCTTCAAGAGCAAGATTGCGCGCCAGAAGACGGACAAGCTCTTTATGCCTAGCATATTCACTTTCTCCTACCCTCTGACGTAATCGCTCTTCGTATTCCTCGACGTTCAAAGTGATTTGCCTTCATCAAGGGCTGATTTGACTTTAGACTTAACTAATGCTGCAAGTTCGTCGTCTTTCTCATCCCATGCTGTTATCAATACATTTCGAACTAATGAGTCTTTTACATGCTTCTGAGCTGTTTCATCCAGCTTCTCGAAAGCTTTCATCTGTGCTTTTGTTAGATTTTTATCTAGCATATCCATTAATTCAGCTTCATTATTTTTTATATATTTAAAAACTAATTCTTTAACTGCTGGTACGGTATAGGCTACATAACCACCTAAACCTAATACTAAAGCGGCTAATGCCATAAGTAATGGGTCGTCCATTAAAGCGTCTAACATTCCAGATTCTTCTACAGTCTCGATGAGTGCAGTGAGATTACCGTCGTCGGTTGTCTCGTTGGTTGCAGTCTCATTGGCTGCTGTTTCATTGTTTGTATTATTCATATGTTGATATCTCCATATTGTCGGGTTGACCTCTTGGACACTTGCGTAAGCATCTCTGGAGCCTTGGCCCTAACGAGGTCGCCCTTAATAATTAGGACACCGGAGTATATAAAGGTTACCATTTAACTTTATTAGCCCAGTAAGCAGCAGACATCTTTCCCTTCTTAATGTTCTTAGCGTGGCGCGCTTTAAAACTCTTTCTTCGGGCTTTAGATTTTTTATCTGTTTTCTTACCGGCTGTACTAACCCCTTGTTGACCAAATCTAATAAGTTTAGTCTTACCACCTTCTTTAGCTACAACTACGTGTGACTTCTTAGGGTGGCTAGGGGTTCTTTTAGGTTTATTGTAACCTGATACTCCTGCTCTTGTTAATTTAGCATCCTTTTTCTTTTTAGGTGCCATTAATTACTTTTTCCTTTTATAAGTTCTTTTCTTGGCAGTTTTAGCTGCTCTTTTGAATTGTTTAGATGTTGGGCGCCCTTTAGCTCCTTTCTTCTTCATCTTTTCACCTGAACCTGCTTTGATGCGTTTTCTTTTAGCATGTATGTTGGCATACAAGCCTTTCTTCTTTTTAACTGCCATGTTTACTTATATTTATTTTTAGTGTGTTGTTTAGCACCTATATTTTTATGATGCCTGCTTCTTTCGCTTAACTCTACTTCTGTAACATCTCTTATTTGTTTAACAGCTGTTTCCTTAGAAATAGGTTTCTTTTCTAGTGCATGGGTTTTACCACCTTCATGACTAAAAACTTTAACACCTTTACCACTCTTACGAACAGTTAAGGTCTTATCTATATTCTCTTTGCGATTCTTTTTGTAGGGTGTACTAGCCATCTAATCACCTACAATGTGTTCTTCTTGTCACCAGCAACATAGTTCTTCTTGTCATCTATAAAATCAGCGTTAGGTGTTGACATAACGTCACTACCGTCCATGTATATAGGTTTTGCTTTTGCAGCATCTGACATGTTTTGTTGAGCTTCTTTGTATGAGGTAATCGGTTGATGATGACCCATCATATCAATTTCTGCTTTGTCTGGTTTAGGGAAGTCTAGTTTCATATCAGGGTTGTTCTTGTGAAAGTGTTCCCCTTTTAATTCTGTATCTACCATAGTTTCTCCTTATAGGATTATATCCTTTAGTCCAATGTCTCCGTTGATGTGACCTAATACTTCAGTCTCTGGGACTGTCATTTTATATCGTTCACCATTTTTGACATTAAATCGTAATACTTCAACCATAGCTACTTCTACCTTTGCTTCTGGTTTCGGTTCTGCCTTTTTTGCAGTCTTTTTAGGCTCAGCCTTTTTTGCGGTTTGTTTCTTTTTAGCCATTACTTGCCTCCTTTATTTTCCATCTTATGTTCTTGTTCTTGTGCTTTAGATTCTATCATCTGGGATTGTTTCTGCATACTATCATTATAATCAATAACAGCTTGTGCTTTTGTTTTATAGAATGCAGTCTTCTCTGCTTGTTCTTGTTTCCAAACATCTAGAGCATCTTTGATAATAAGTAGAGCTGGTCCACCTAGTATAGCTATCAAAGTAGTATATGCTTCGATGTTTTCAAGGACAGCTGAGTTGTTGAGTCCGGTGTGTATAACGAACCCTGCAAACCCTACCCAGAGTAAAACTAATGGCACTGCAATCATAAACATAAATATGTCGTTGAAAGTTACTCCTTCACCTTTTTCTTTACTCATTCTTGGTTTCTCCTGTTCTTTTGTTTTCGTTTGCACTACATTCGCTTTTGTTTTTGTAAGACCGTATACGAACCATCGAACAAAGTGCACAAGTACCGCGAAAGCATATGCAACTGATATTGCCGCCATTGCGACTGCTAATATCTCTAACACTTCTATCCATGTACTTTTCACTCCTCCTCACCCTCGTAGTTTTCTTTAAAGTCATCATTAACTGCTTGTCTAATCATTGCTTTTAAGTCATCTACTTCTGATATAATTTTAGCTAGCATATTTGTAAGGATAAGCATTTCACGAGCTTTCACTCTGCGTCCTCCTCACCTAGTGCTTCTAAAAGTTTTTTATACCTGTTCATTGTTCCTCCAGTGTTATATCGTCTACCCACCATGAGGTTACATACTCATATGTTCCATTCCTTCCCCAGTCTGCATAAAGGCTAGTATAGATTGTATACCAACCAGTATAGGGGTTTGTAAAATATTCTGGACCAGAACTTAACACATATTCGTTTGCTTCCCATCCAGTAACATTAAAAAAGTAATTGTTGTACATGTAACCATTCCATACTGTTTCGTTATCTTCTATCTTTATATGACCTACGTCATACCATACCACTACAGGTAAAGTATCTTGGTCACAATTGGTATCAATGTCTACAGTAATATTTAAAGAGTTGTCTTCTCTAGAGAAGTTTCCATACTGCATACCATTGTAATAATAAGTTTGATTTGAAGTACAGTTGTATTCTTCGTACTCACAACTTCCATCATCTTCCTCAGCTCGGTCATTGTAGTTCTGAGCCTCTACGTCCATACACCCATAAACTGTCTCGTTTGTCTGTGTCTCATTGTTATTTGTGTTGTTGTTAGGACTCCCACCGAGAAATTGACATCGCCCATTATCATGGGTAGCCTGTGGGTTATAATTATCCGCATCTGGATTAGTACAACCATACACAACAGGAGGAGGGAATACACAACTACCATTATCAAAAGTTGCATCACTTTTATAATTTACAGCTGAAATGTCCATGCATCCACCCTTTGCGATGGGCTCTTCCTCTCCTCCAAAAATATCTTGTAATATGGCGACGTCTACAGTACCACTACCAAACATTGCTAAAATTAAGACTGTTAGAATAGAACCTAACTTTTTACCTAACTGAGTTTCCCCTAGTTTATCTCCTGCTTTACCAATGGTCTCAAAAAGACCTTCTTCTTCTTCGTCTGGTCTTCTATCTCCTATCCCTAATGCTTCACGTTCTTCATCAGAGATTACAGAGATAGCTCCATAATCATCGCGCGCCATGTATTATTTTACATGACGCTAGTATTTAAAGATTACCCTCAATCGAAGTCAGGGAATTGATTTTGAGCGTCAACATCAATCATATCTTTAAGACTTTTACTAATATCTGAATAGTTCTCTTTTTTACGCTTCTTGTATTTAGGCTCCCATTTAGGAATCTCTGCGTCACAAGGACCACCCTGTGATTTATGAAACGAACACCACTTACATAAATTCTGGGGTACTTGTTCATACTTATCTTCAAATTCTTCACGCTCTTTAATAGCATCGTGTACAAATTTAATAAGGTCACGGGCTTCATCAAGCTCGCTCTGTCCTATCTTTACAAAAAAGGTATCATCAAAGCGTAGATAGTTAACCCCTACAAAATTAGGCATCTCACCCATCTCTAATGTATACAAAAATGCATATATAATCAATTGTCTATAATATTCCTCTGGTAAGTAGGGCCCATAGCGTTTAGATGTTTTATAATCGAGAAGAGTGGTGCCACCATCGAAGTCGTTACATACCACGTCAATAACTCCGACAATAGCATAGTCCTTAGACTTAACCCACTTTTCAGCATACTTAGGAGCTACAGCATTCCATGCTTGTTGCTTGTTTCGAAATATCTTCCAGTCAACCATTTCACCTAGTTTTTTGTCGACGGAGTCGACGAAGTTCTGTAACAACGCCTCTGTTTCACGATACATAGCATCCATTTCATCATGGGTGTGTACTTCCCATAACCACTTATGTTTGGCTATCTTTTCTTCCCATCCGGTTTCGAATTGTTCTTGTACCCATTGTTTAGGATATCCTTTCTCCCATTGGGGAAGTGTTTTAAATTTTCTTCTAAATAAATCTTCTAATACTTTGTGAACTAATGTACCACGAAATAAATGTATAGTCTTTTTCTGGGGTAGCTTAGCTATGTAGTTGTAGTAGAATTCGCGGGGGCACTTCTTGTAAGTGTTAATTTTAGAAGGGCTCAACCTCATGTGACTAGGCGTCCATTTAGCTTCACTCATAATAATCTATCCTTCCATTTCTTTAATTTAATATTAAGCTCTAATTTGCGAGCGTGTAACTCTGCAAGTTTGGCTTCGAGTTTATCAATCTTCTTCTCAACTCGAGTTCTCCACTTCTTACCATCAGTCATTATCGCACATCTCCGACTTCTTTTTTATTGAAGTCATCTCATCTCCGGGGTCACTAACAAAGACTGTTACTTTCTCTATCTCTTGGCTCCACGGGGGTACGTAACCTTCGCCTGTATTGGAGATAACTGTACCATCAGGCTCCATACTGCATGTACAATTCATTCTCCCATGTTCACAATTACACATGTAGATAATAGTCTCTTTGCTGCCTCCAGTCTCCCGCGCAATCTTGAGAAGGATTAAATAACCTATGAGGTCATCAAGTGTATCTTCTGTTTCATCATCAAGCCCTGTGTTTTTAATACGACTGAGCTTGTCATCGATACGTGCACAGATAGCCTGTGCATTATCGAGCTTACTAAAAATATTATCTGGGCTTAAGGCACTATCGCCATAAGCTCTGTTCTTGCTCAATAGCAAGTCGCGAATCTCATTACAAGTCCACTTTATGTTGTTTTGTGTTGTCTTTGACATGGTATCACTTTTGTGTATATACTTTTAAACATCGATAGTATATAAGGGTTTCGATATGTTGGGCTCCCCCCAGTGTTTAGTAGAGCTTGCTTAATAGAGCTTATTACTCTATATAGATATATAATATAGACACTTCGTGTTAATAGTATATATTGTCTCTATGGTACTACTTTCAAAAAATGACTCGATTTACAAAGGGGGGTAGACGACGTCTTGAGCCGGTGGGGGTGCCTGCTTTTTAGACGGGGGGATAGTTTTGAAAAAGAGAGAATAAGACATATAGCGCGCGCGCCTCATTTTTTTTTGTATAGCGCGCCCCAAAAACCACGCGCGGGATTTTTTCCTTTATATACCCCAATATAGAAAATGGCGTTTTGTGCTTGGAGCTCGACCCATAGTTATATATGTTAACTCGCGTTGGATAAGTAGCGAGGAAATAATATGAACGAAAAATATTACATATACAAATTAGCCAGACAGGTAGAAAAAACAAGCTACCACCACTATGACGTCATGATGGGCGCCGGAATCAATGAGGGAGCCGTTTATTACGGACTAACTCAAGACCCTCAATCAAGGCTCTCTAAGCACCGGCCTAAAAAAGGTCATGACATTAGCTTAATAGTAATAGCTGAATTTGACAATTGCTGGGAAGCTTTAGAACATGAGGCAAGCTTAGTAGCTCAACACTACCGAGCATATGGCTCAGAGCCAGAATGTCAGGGGATGGCAAACACAGGGCACAGGGGGGCCTAAGGGGGACACCCCCCCATATAGCGAAAAGCTTATTAAGGCGGTCGCTATAGGAATTACAAGGAGATAAGAAAAATGAATACAAACGAACTAATAAGAATAGGATTCGAAGAATCCGAGTCAGCTAACGACCTAATACAGGATATGTGCGAGTGCTGTAATGATGCAGTCCAAGCCCACAGGGCACGAGGCTACAAGGTATGCCTTGACTGCTTTCATGAATTGGGGGTGTAAATATGACAACCAAAAGTAACTTTAAAAGAATGGTCGAAGAAGTAGAAAACGCACCTGCTTACTCAGAAGAACAACGAAGAGCCGAAGCAAATATTTGGGCTTGGAATGTTTCAAGCAATTTCAGAATTTGGGATGAACTCGCAAAGGATTGCAGAAATAAAACCGAATGGAATAACTTCGCAAAATACGTTTTAAAAGAAATTCAAGAATACGCAGAAATAATGAAGGAGGTAAAAAAATGAAATTCGAAATAACTCTATCAGAAGACGATTGGAAACAAATGTTAAAGAATAAATACGGTCATGACGATGTTTTGACCCGTGGTTATATGCTTGACATATTACATAATATCGTAGACCAAATGCACGAGCATTAGGTATATATAGTCCATTCGCCAGCGAAGGGGGTATATAAACCCCCCTCAAAAAAATTTTTCCACACGTGTGAAAAAAAGCAGCGCCCCAAAAAACGCGAGCGGGATTCTGCCCCTTATATACCCCTGTTTAGGATTTTAGGGTTCACGACGATAGCCCTCACCCAAAGTAATATATGTTACCTCGCGTTGGTATATTAGCGAGGAAAAAACATGAAACAAATACAAAAATGTGAAGACTGTGGCTTGGAAGATATCGAATTATTCGGTGGACTATGTGAAGATTGCGATTCAGAAATGTTCGCAACATTTTGGACCGGTGAGGAATAACCTTATATAGGGACACTCTATTGGTAATACAGAGGAAAACATGACACGAAGACAACATTGGGCAAAGCTAGCAAAAGACTTTAAGAAAAACGGTAGACCATTTCACTACCAATACTTAATCAGAAAAGGAGGTAATTAAATGAATAAATATCAATCATCCTTACTAACATGGTTAGTAGGAATATCATTCGCAACCAGAAAGTTATAAAACATATAACACCTCGCCGGATGGGGAAGATGAAAATAGCAAAATAGTATTGCACCCCATCCAAACGAGATTATGTTCCTTGAGTCCCAGACACTGTAAGATGGTCAGCCGTAGGAGTAGGCGCACCTTTAGGAAGAGGCAAGTGTGAAAGCCAGTCTAATAAACTGCTGGGACAATAGGGGTCGCCTGACAAGTGATGGCGAAGGGCCAGTGACATAAGCCCGCCCGAGCGTTAAACGTAGCGACGCAACCCCAGCCCACTGAGTCGGCCACCTCTAGGTGGTGGGGCAGGTGGGCGCAGGTTACCCCCATAACCGGCTTCTTTTAAGTCGGCGGGGCGCCAGCTTTTCCACACGGGTGAAAAAAAGCTTATATAGACACACCCGTTGGTATATTATGACAAGAAAACATTTTAGAGCAATAGCTCAGCTATTAGCCAAGCATGACGCAGACCTTAACATGGTTCGAGACTTCGCCGGTATGTGTGCAGAACACAACCCACGCTTTGACAGAGAAACCTTTATTAAGGCCTGTTCGTTGGAGTAATATGACTAAAATCATTCACACCGGAATTGACGCAAGAGGAAACACCTATTCATTAGTGAGAACTAAAAACGGAGGGTGTAAATACATTTGGGACGCTGGTCACTGCTGGGCAGACTTTACCCCAGCTCACCGCAACTCTTATATAGACACAGCGGATGGTATAGTATGAGTAAAATACAAGACATGAGAAACGACTTTCGTTTCCGAAGAGCACCACGCAGAACCATACAAAAGAATCAAATCGATTCTGGTGTATTAGACCAACTAACAGCAATCCGCTTAGGATTGGCTGAGGATGTGAGACATGAGTAAAGATGCAACTGAGAGATATATCGAATATCTAAAAAGAATAATGGGGCAGATAAAATGAAAAGTATCTTAGACATCTTAGACGACATGGTCATCTCTGGTATTGACAGCGCAGGAGATTATATTGTCCTGTGCGGGTGTGAAGATGCGCCTTGCTGTGGGTGTAATCTATGAGCTACGACAAACCACTCAAACGCAGTTGGAAAAAACAAACCAATAAGATTATCAAAAAGGCCAACCAATAGCTCGTTTGTTTCAACCTCTAAGGGGGGTATGGCCTCCCCCCGCCCTTTTCCACACGGGTGAAAAAATCTTTATATAGACCCCCACCCTTGGTATTGTATGACTAAAAACTTATGCGGGAAAACCCGAAAGACAGACGACCCATACGAGGTCTGGACTGGCCCACGTGGCTTCGAATGGAGAGTATTAAAGAAATACCAAAACGCTGAGAATGAAGCAAAGAACCCACACGCCCGTTGGTTCTGTGCTGTGAGAAGCGATTTCACTTATGGTTCTTTTGAACTTGGTGATGTCTATGTCAGTGAGATTAAGAGCATGGGGGTAAAGCTTAAATAGGACTACTCTATTGGTATTACAGAGAGAGTTTCAGGGGCCGAATCCCGACTCTCTCATTTATGGTTATCGGCCATAACACCGTGACCTGTGTATTCAGACCAGAATAGACCATACGCCAACAGACGACAAGCAATAACAAACTGACTTGAACAGGTGCTGAACAATCCCTTTCCGGTCGATGCGCATCTTAGTTGATTAACGACGTGTAGCTAAAATTATGTATCACCCTTTGCCTCATTCATTCCCTGTTATAAACTTAAGCGTCTACAGCTGTGAAGTAATTCTCTGTATCTGTCTACTCCATCTTTCGTGAAGGATATCCTTTTGACTGATGGCAGGTCACAACCTAATGGGTTGCTACCTATGAAGATTGTCGCACCCTGTGGCAACCGCTCCTCAAGGTAGGCTTTAAATTCTAATTAGAGCCTTGGGTGAAGTTGCCAATTTATTTTTCCACTCGAGTGAAAAAAGCTTTATATAGGGTGGTGTCCTTGGTAATACATGAGCCAAGCAACTCAAACTAAAAGCTCTTTGCCATGGCAAGGAGCAGGAGAATCTGTCGAATACTTCGTAGAAGTCGGCACGACTCCATACGGTAAGTATGGATTATACAAAGAAATGATTCCTGTCGGAACAGGGAGCAGAGGAAAACATATGGATATGGCCCGTGAGATTCGTATGTCCAACCCAGAAATCTTTGAGAGATTGGAACTACGTCAAATTGTAAGCAGGGGTTAACCTTAAATAGGACTACCCTATTGGTATAGTATGACTAAAGCAAAGATGGATTACCTTTGGGCTCCTAAGTCCGAAGGTGTAGTTAGCCAAATACTTAACCACATCGGAATCAATAAAGTTGGTGACAGCCAACGTTATCCGACAGGTGTAAAGTATGACACGCTGATAGCAATATCAGATTGTCTAAACGCAAACGACGAATTCGCTTCAATGGTTGCATCTCAGACGCACCTACTTCAGGGTCGACGCAAAACTGCGTCAAGGAAGTCACCTTCCATAGATTCTGTAGTATCTGCTCTTGCCTCCGGTAAGATGTCAGAAGCTGATTTGAAGAAAGCTATGAAAAAAGCTGGAATAATCTAAAGCGGTTAACAAGCAAACACGTAGGGGAGGCGATTCCTCCCCACCTTATACTTAAGGAAGTAGCTCTTCCTTATCGGGTATGGCCGAACAATCCCGCCACGGGATAAGGCACAGGGTAAGCAAACCAAGAACCGACTGGTGGAGGAATGCTTAACTGGTATGGGTTCTACTATGTAGTGGCATAAACCCATTGGAGGTATACATTAAACCCTCCTACCTACCTTATTTTGACGCCCCTTGACTTCCGTTATCGAATGCAAAAACATCGAGGAAGGAATGCCTTACTAGCGCTAGTATATAAGTCAGGGGCTCATCTCTTTTTTTTTCCACGCGTGTGAAACTCTCAGTTTAGAGCCGGCTATATAAGCTCTATTCAGCACTCTCAGTCGATGGCCCTATTGCGCCGTGAGAAACCTATATATAGCTTGGGCCCTATGGAGCCCTCAGTTCAAATCTCAGCTTAACAGGGCACTTCTCAGTTTGAGTCGCACCGCCTAAGTGAGAAAATAGCTCTATGTCGCACCGGTGGGGTGAGAAAATGCTTAGTAGAGCTTGTTTTTTGTTCTCTTTTCGTGTGAACAGAAAAACTGTATCATAATCAGCTAAGACCTCTATATTATAGGCTCTATTCACCATGCTCTATATACCATGCTCTATACATACTATGCTCTATAAAGCTCTTATAGTATAGAGATATATAGAGCTAAGAGATATATTGCATAATATAGCTATATCTTAATATAGTAAATATAGGGTATACTCTCAGCATAAAAAATAACACCAAAAAGCACCCCGTTTTTTTACCTCAGTTTACTTTTGAACACGGTGTCTCAGCCTACAAGGGGCAACGCTTATATAGGGTCACATGGATGTAGGTATGATGACTATGACCGACATCGACACAATAGCAATACAACTAAAAAGCATGACTGCCAAACAGCTTCAAACACTGTTAAGTGCAACCGCGAACCGAGATGGTTCCGAAATAAAAGCCCGTAAGATACGAGCAACTGAGACATACTTTAGGAATGTAAAGAACAATGGATTATATCCACATCACTTTGAGTCCTTCCCTCAGTTCAGAGAGGTCTTACCGTGAGTGACGCAATCGTTAAGTTCAATAACTATATGACTCAGCACACAGACAAAGTCCCTTTGTTAAGTGTTCAGTCAACTGATGATAAACGTTTCAAGGTGCTGAGGGAATTATTAAATT